ATCCATGTGGAATCCTTTAGTTACAGTATTCCAAGGTAAAGCATCACCTTCAACACATAAATCAAGAGGTTTTTGTTTACCTTTATATTCAAAGAATAATGGGTCATAACCAATTTGAGATGAAATACCCAAATAAGTACTTCTTACTTTATCACCGCCAGATACCGCTTTGTTATCAAAACCTGTATATGAGAATGGTGGGTTTGTAACAATACCAAATGGTGGGTTGTAAATTACTTCACCTGGGAAGTTGTATGCCACTTTATAAACTGGGAATGGAGAAGTTGCTGAACCGTATGTTCTAATAACATATCCTTCAAAACCACAAGGTACACTTTCAGGATTTGCTTCAGTGTTCATCTCCAACATTATGTACTTAGAATTCAATGAGTATTCTCCATCACTAGTACCAATTTTAACACCAACATAGTTATTGTTTGTTGGGTCCATAGTACAATTTGTGTATTTTTCTATAACAACAGGATTAGCATCTGTATCAAAGAAATCACGAACCGCAATGTCAAAACTTAAGTTGTTAAATGAAATATTTTGGATTGAAATTTTAATTTGAGTGTTTGCGCTATTACCATCAGCAATTGAATAAAACTTAAACAATCTTTCAACTGTAGAACCATTAAGTTCAGATACAACCCACGGTGATTCAGGTGATTGGTATTGTTCCAAGTAGTTAGCAATTGTACCTGTAGTTACAGGGTTTCTTAAACCTGGTAAACTAATTAACGATGAGTTAATACCTCTGATGTAACCTTTGTTATAACCATAAGTCAACATTGTTTGGAATTGTTCTTCAACAAACAATGGTGTTTCAACTCTATTTTTACCGAAGTTAGAAATACCAAATACTTTTGTAATATAATTTGTGTCGTTACTATTCATAGACGCAACAAACGAGAACGAATCTGGTGTTTCAGCGTTGTCAGTATAACCTGAAATCGCAAATTGTGCGAATGGGTTTTGAGATATTCCTGAATAAGAACCTGAATTATCTATAATAACATCAGTTGTTCCTGTAATTTGATATTGTGGACCATGATAGTCTGATGTAAACAACGAAACACCTCTTGAACGTAAAGTTGCAACAACAACATCATTCCAACCCTCATAAGCTGTACCTGAATATGTATAAGTGTTACCTGTGATAGTTCCTGAATAGTTACCAGAACCTAAATCAGTCATTGCGGATACTACGTTAAAGAAAGAATATCCTGTATAAGTATCTCCTGTTGTAATATCAAAGTTTGCGTAATACCAAGTATCATCACTTGGTGATGTAAAGTCAGCATCATAAACAGAAAGTCCAGACACATTATAAACGTTTGTCTGAGCGGTATATCCTGGTAATAACGAATTATAATCAGATGTTGACACGGTTCCAAAAATGTATGCCGATGCTCCTGAAGTAGTTCCTGAGTTATTAATGATTGTTTGAATTTGATTATATAAATCCGTAGTAATTGTTGATACACCACCATTATATTGTGTGTATGTATTTCCTGTTTGGATTATAGATGGGAATGATGAAGTATATGTAATAGCAGTTCCACCTGTTGTTCCCGTAAAGGTAACAGAGTATGTTGTACCTGTTGATACACTAAGACCCACAGTACTTCCGTCAACATTGGCAATTGTTGTGATTGACCAAGATGAACCCGCATCATAACCTGATAAACCCAATACCCTTGTTACAAACAATTGGTTAGATTGTTGAAGGTACGATTTTGCTATATAAGCCAACTCATATTTTGGGATTTGAGTGTTTACGAATTTTTCGGGGATTGTTCCACCGAAATATGATTCAAAATCATCATAATTTGTGATGAAGATTGGTTCGAAAGCCGGACCTGTTAATGTCTCCCCAACAAGACCAAGAGTGGTTACCCCCACACTTTGAGCTACGAAGCTAAGGTCTCTCTCTGATGTATAGACACCAGGAGATACGAATACTTTATTTGATACTGCCATTTTGTTTTAGTTATTCAGTTTTATTTATTTTATAGATAAATATTAACAGATTTAAGAAAAACTTTACTTTACGCCATCTATTTATAATATGGGCAGATTATTTTCTGCCTTTATTCTACCTATGGAAAAGAAAATAAAGAATTTGAAGATATCAATAGAGTCACACGATATTTTAAAGAAATACTGTGATAAACACGGTATTAAGATGTATAGATTTTTGGAAAATTTGATTAAAGAAAAATGTCAAATTAAAAAAGACATTTATGGTGAATCATGAGTGGGGGTTCCCATTTGAGTTTGGTTGTGGTGGAACATCATAATTTACACCAAACAATTTGATTGCATAATTGAATGTTGATGGTAGTGTTGCATCGGGTCTACTTGTAACAACAAGCCTTAAAGTATCGTTAGTATTGACTTGTATTAATGAGACATCACTACCATAATAATCAAAAGTTAATTGTCCTTGTGGTTTTATATACACATCAAAATTGGTAATATTTATTTTTGTTAATAAATTAAAATCACCTGTATAATCAACCATTAAATCAGTTTGTGTTGACCCACTTGGTACAGAAACACTTAAATTATATTCATCAATATTTTCGGGGTATTTCTTTTTCTTAGGTCTTGATGTTTGAACAGATACTTCAAAAGTGTTTAACACACGAGAAACCGCAGGGGCGACTTCAAACTCATCTTCATCCAATAAAAATCCTAACATGGTGAATTCATAATTTTGAATATAAAATCTTCTTCTTTGAACCTCAACAACTGACTCATCAGAAATTGCACCCATAATGATTGGGATATAATGACCATTAATTTGTCTATAGGCTTGTCTTGACGCAAAAGTTTGTATCACATTTTTGTTAAACTCATTTAACTCTCTCATTCTATTACAAACAATTTTAACATTGTAAGTAATATCAACAGGAACTGGTTGTGGAATTTTATAGATATCCAAACCTTTAATGTTTCCATTCCAAGACGGAACGGCTGCGTAAAAATATTCTTTTCTGTTTGGAATATTATACATAATGGCAGGATTGCTTCCGTATTTAACTTCAGGTTGACGAACAACTGTAATAAAAGGTAATGATGGATTACCATTCAAATCTTGGATGTTCCAAGTTTCTGTAAATTGAGCCCAGTTTTGTGTGGTAATAATTAAATCAATCATTGGTATTATACTACCAGCAACCGTTGTTTCCAAATCTTCTTTTACAAAATCTAAGAATCCCCTGTCTAATTCGGGATGCATTAAAGACTTTGGTAAATAAGTTCCATCATACTTAATATCTTCAAGCAATTGTTCTCTACGAGCCAAAAGAATTTTTTCTGGCTTAAGATTAATATTTGGAATAATCTCTTTTCGTTTTCTTGGTAATGCCATTATAATCCCATAAATTCGTTTTCACTTGCAGGTGTTGCAGTGTAAGAAAAGTAAAATCCTTTATATCCACCATAAGTGTGTTTATTGTCATAGTCAGGAATACCTGCGTCCATTATTGAATAATACCTAACTTGGGATTCTGTTATCCAATACCCAATATAATCACCCAATTCAATATCAACTTGTAAATCAGCGAGTTCTTGTTTATAAACGGAAAACTTTAACAAACCAGGTTCATTTTGAATAATTTTACTACTACCCAAAAATTGACTTGCCGCTTCTTCAATCCTAACATAAGCATTAATAGATACGGGTGCTAAAAATTGTATTCCGTTTTGTTGTACCTCACCGTAAACATCATCATTAACTGTTTTTGTTCTATCAACCTTGTAAAGTACAATGGTAAAATTCATATCCCCACCAAGCCATTCACGACCCATAGAAATGTCTAATGAGAAATCTTCCCCACCAAAAAATTTACCTAATCTTGTAATTGGAACGAGTTGTTGTGCCATACTTGATAAATATACATAAATTGATTATCTTTTATTAGATTGGAAAATACTGAAAACACATATAATGTCTCTGTGTTAGAAAGAAGAGCTCTTGATTTATTAGAGACGTATCAGGGTGCCAATAATTACATCATACGTTTAAGACAAAAACAGATTGATAACAAAAAGTTTTATCCAACCCGTGCTCAAGCAGAGTACATTATAAATTATCACGAAACCGCACCAAAGGTTGCGAAGAAATGGGTGGAACTTGATTCTTATTTTGCCCAAAAAATTGCTAATGACAAATTACTTTCATCTGTACCCACAAAAGTATATGTTGAAAAACTTTTGGTTGAAAAAGATACCGCCTATCATATTTGGGGAAAATATTTTGAATCAGAACAAGTCTATGACTTTTGGATTCCAAAGGTTGCCTTGATAAAAGACAACAAAGTTAAGGATGTCGTAATTGATTATGAAAAATATTCTCATCGTCCACCACTTGAACACCAAAAAGACGCGATTAAATCTTTGGTTGAGAATAAAAAGTTTATTCTTGCTGATGATATGGGTTTGGGTAAAACAACATCAACCATTATTGCCGCTTTGGAAACGGGGGCAAAGAAGATTTTAATTATTTGTCCAGCATCTTTGAAGATTAATTGGCAACGTGAGATTGAAAATTATTCGGACAAACCAACATCAATCATTGAAGGTAAAAAATGGGAAGATGGTGATTTTATTATTATCAACTATGACATTATTAAAAACTTCCACGATGAAAAAAAGAAATCAGA